AGAGGAGCCGTCATGGAATGATGCCTCCTCTCTTAGCTTTGATGCATATTATGCGCGTCTAACCCGAGCGCTTGGTTTTTATGCATATTATTGTGATAGTGGTAGTTTGCTGCCATTTGTCATAAAATGGATGGGAGAAAATGGTTATAAGAAAACTGATATTGCACTTGTTAATGGTGCACCCAACCATGCAATGCCATCAACAGTTGGCAAACTCTGTCGTATGCTGCAGCGTGGCATGACAGATCTTCATCATGATGCAGAAGAACGTTTTCAGAAATTTAAGACTGAAGACTATACACCACGACCAAAGTCAGCGTCACAAATTATACGTGAAGAGCTTGATCGAGTGATTCTTGAATATAAGCTACAAGCATGCAACACTCCAGAAAAACCCAAAAAGGTTGTGGCCAATCCTCATGAACGCATGACTAAAAATGTCGAGAGTATAGTATTGCCTGAGCTTGAAGATTGGCTTGAAAGTCTTTGCAAGATTACAAGCGATATTACACCTGCAAAAATTAATGGCTGTGATGTCTCTTCAATTTGTCATGCTCATAATGTGCCAGCTGCAGGCTTAAAACCAATTGTGCAATGGATATCGCGTCATCTCTCTGAATTTCAAGAGGCATATGATAAGACATGTCCACAACTTGTTCAAGGCTATAGTTGGCTATCACGACCACAACTTAAAAAGATTGTTGATATTTTCAATGGCATGCTAGAAAGTTGCAGTCAATATGGCAAGATCAAAGCTGGAGCTCGCAAGCCACGAGTTAAAAAACCAAAGGCAGCAGGCGCACAAGTCAGCAAACTAAACTTTGCAAAAGATAGCAAAGAATATAACATTAATAGCGTCGACCCAACTCGTGTGCCCTTTGCGCAAAGACTCTATTTGTTTAATACTAAAAACAAACAGCTGCTAGTCTATTATGCACAAAACGCCAGTGGCTTCTCTGTTAAAGGCAGCACGCTGCTCAACTATGAGCCATCGTCAAGCTATGCAATATCTTGTCGTAAGCCACACGATGTGCTCGCAAATGTGATTAGCATGACTGATAAAAAACTTGATAAGGCACTTGATGCTCTAACTACTAAAAAGAAAGCAGTCAATGGTCGAATCAATTCAAATATGATTATAGTTAAAACTTCAGAGACACGATGAAAAAGAATCAAGAATTATTAGAAACATTGCCAATCGCAATAAGTAAAGAAGAGTTTGCTTCACGAGTAGGCTTGCACGTATATCGAGATGACATGAGTTATATCGAGGCTGCATTGCATATTTGTGAAGAATTAAAAATTGATCCAGAGGATATTGGCCAGCTTGTTGACAATTCATTGCGCAGCAAGCTTGAACAAGAAGCCAAACGATCAAACCTGTTGCCAAGAAATAACAATACATTTGAATTGCCAGTATAATATGTCAATGTCATCATGCGAAAAGATTAATCCAGTCGATGCTTGGAGTATATTTGTTGCATGCAAATTGCATTTTACACCAGGCAAAAATTACAATGCCTTTTCATTTAACTTTAAGGGACCTCGTTGTAAACGCGAGACCTTTATGAAAATGGGTCAAAGGCATGCATATGAACGACTTGCAAAACAGTTTTATAGTCGAGACCAGATTATTGGCTATGTGGTTAGTAACATAATCAATGGCAAAACCTGGATTGGCGATATGAGCCAAGAAGATTATGAAATTTGGACTGGTCGTTTGCAAAACATCTATTATATTTTTAAGTCGGATATGAAAAAGATCTTAGAGACTGAGCCTGATTTCGATCAAGCAATTTGTCCCTCAAATCTATCAGAAATTCCAACCATATATAGATTATATAGATCGGGAGAAATATCATTAGAGACTCTTGCTTCGCTTGAATCTCTACTTGGCTTTTCAAAGGATCTAGATAAAAAATTGAGTGATCCCTTTGATTTATCAAAGGATCTATCACACCTGATAAGAGCTTATAGTCCATTTTTGGTTCAACACGTTGATAAGAAAAAACTACGAGAAATTATCATTTCGTTATTTACAAAACAACAAAATTAGTATACAATAATACAACAACACAAAAACAACAATACAACATATATGTCATTCGATAAACTAAAAGCAAATCGTCAAAGCGCTATTGATAAACTCGTCAAAGCTGCTGAAAAAGTAGGTGGAGCAACTAAATCATATGGTGATGATCGTTTCTGGAATCCAACAGTTGATAAGAGCGGCAATGGCTATGCAGTCATTCGCTTCTTGCCACAAAAGGATGGAGAAGATCTGCCATGGGTTCGTTACTGGGATCATGGTTTCAAAGGACCAACTGGTCGTTGGTATATTGAAAACAGCTTGACTAGTATCGGCAAAGATGATCCATGCGCCGAGATTAATGCTCGTCTCTGGAATAGCGGAGTCGAAAGCGATAAAGAAATTGTACGTGATCGCAAACGCCGTTTGCATTATGTTAGCAACATTCTTGTCGTTGCAGATCCTGGCAATCCAGCAAATGAAGGCAAAGTCATGCTCTTCAAATATGGTAAAAAGATCTTTGATAAGATCATGGATATCATGCAGCCTCAGTTTCAAGATGAAACTCCAGTAAATCCATTTGATTTCTGGGAGGGTGCAAACTTCAAACTTAAGATTCGTAAGGTTGAAGGCTATCGCAACTATGATAAGAGCGAGTTTGATAGTTCAAGCCAACTCTTTACTGGTGACGAAGATATGCTTAAAGAAGCATATGATAGTCTGCATAGTCTTTCTGACTTTGTTGATCCTAAGAACTATAAGAGCTATGAAGAACTTAAGCGCAAGCTTATTGAAGTTCTTGGAGAAGAAGAAGTTAACGGTGCGCGAAGCATCTCTCAAGTTGAGATGATTAACGAGCCAGCACATGCTGGATTGTCACGCACTGCAGAAGCTCCTGCTCCAGCTGTAGCATCAAGTAAGTTTGATGAAGATGATGAAGACGGCGATGATCCTCTTGAATATTTCAAGAAATTGGCCGCACAAGGCTAATCGTCATATAAGATAATCTCAAAGGTCAGAGGGCAACCTCTGACCTTTTTTTATTAATAACCTAGAGCGCTGCCTGTTTCAATGCTTGGCGCCATTCGAATATTTCTGCTGCTATTCGATACGTTTGTATTGCTTACATTGCCACCGTTATTTGTTACATTTGTTACAATTACTTGGCTGCCTCCACTCATAGTTGCGCCTGTTGTTTCTAGCTTTTGGCTGTTGAGACTATTAGCATTAAGAACGGGTATGATTTGCAGTGTAGCACCATCTTGAAGTTCCTTTGAAATTTCCTTTACTTTATCCCAAGGGAATTCATTAAATCCAGCAAATGATCCACTTTGTAGTTGAGCTAGCATATTCATGCCCTCAGCGAGATCTTTTACTCCCATTCCAACTACTGATAAACCAGTTAATGATGACAATTCTTTAAGTTTTTCAATTATACTTTTTTCTCCAGTGAAAAATCCGATTATACCACTAAATGCATCAGAAATGCCTACACTAAAATTAGATGCAGCAAATGCACTTATAGCGAGACCTAATGTACCAATTGCTGCACTTAGACCAAGAATTTTACTTATTTCAATTTCTTTTATAAATGATTTAAAATCATTGAAAAAATTAGTAACTGGTTCAAGCTGTAATCCAACTTTAGATAGTGCCATTAAAGTTGCAGCGAGTACTGCCATTGATAATGATAATATACCAACGAATGGAGCAAAAACAACAAGAGGTAATATACTCAAGCTTAAAGCAAGCATTGCGCCAGCAACCTTTAGCAATTTCATAGGATCAACACTATTAAAAAGATTTGCCGCTTCGCCTAGCATTTTCATTGACCAACCTATACCAGCAATAGCTAAAGTTATTAATCCGAGACCCAATAAAGCTTTTGGATTTGTTGCTAATGCTTCTCCTCCTTTAGATAGAGCATATATTAAACCAACAATAGACGCACCTGCGGCCGCAATTTGACTCCAACCTACGTTCTTTAATAGACTTAAACCATATGCAAACGGTATCATAGCTGCACCTAAAACAATTAAAGCAATACTTGTTGAATTTGCTTTTCCAGCAACTGAGCTAGCTAATATAGCTGTTGTAAGAAAGGTGCCAATAGCGATTCCGCCTTTGAGTAATGATCCTGTGTCAATTTTAGATACAAGATATGCCGCACCAGTCAACGCTACAATTCCTCCAGCGACCGCAATCAATCCTAATCCCATTTTTAAAAATGAGCTCATAAAATCAGTAAGTGGTTTTAAAAACTTACCAATACTTTCTCCGATTTTTTCAATCTTATTTGCTGTTGTTGTTTTAACTTTATCAAACTTGCTAACTGCCTTTATTATGCTTGGAACAATAAGCATCGACAAAAGTTTTACATTTAGCCATGTTTTTGCCATTTTAATATTCTGAATGACATTTAAACTATCGGCAAGTTTTTGTATTGATTCAAAAATGTTTGCGCTATAATCAAACGTTTCATCAACCGTTTTTTTACCAAGTTTTGTCTTTGTGCTTGTTACTCGCATTTTACCAAACACATCGGCTTTATCAAATTTTTGCATTGCCTTTACGAGATTATTAATAATAAGAGGCATGAAAAGACTTGCCTTAAATGCTGGCAAAACCTTAAAATTATTAATAGCATCAAAGAAAGATCCAAGAGCGGCCGCAGCCTTTTGATATTCTCCAACTCTTGTTTGTGTAGTTAAGGCAGTTGTAGTCGATGCATCAGATGTTGGTGCTGTTGTTGGAGTTGGTCCAACTGGAGCGGTTGAACTCATATTAAAGAAACGACCAAGTCTGCCGCTTAATGAGTCAGTTGATTGTTTAAGTCCTTCAATATTTTTATTGAGTTTCTTATTTACATCAATCAGATCCTTAGTGCTATCAACCATTTTGAAAAATAATGTCGATAGATTTTCAAGATTAGCTGCTTGTGCTATGCCTCCTGGATTTGCGTTGGAATCATTCTTTATTGCATCACGAATTTCTTCAAGCAATGATTTTGAATCCTCTTGAATTTGTTTGTCTTCCTTTGATGATTTTTCAAATTGCTTATTTAAGTTCTTTATGCCCTGAGAAATAACAGCGTCTTGCGTGAGACTATCACGCAAGACTTTTGAATCAGCTGCTGTTTTTTCGTTAAGCTTTTTTATTTCGTTGGTTAGACTTTGCAATAGGGTTTTATCGTCCATTTGATTTAGTTTTTTGTCTTGCTTCTTCTTCCTTTATCCATTTAACAAGCAACGAAACGTAGATTTCTCTCTCCCAAGGCATCATATTATCGAGTTCCGTCAAACTGTATTTATGATGCTGCATCATTGAAAAATTAGTCTTATAATGATTTAGAAGACTATCATGGGAGAGAGCTATTCGAAAAAACTCTGTATGCCACTAAGTTTGTGACTATTCTCGTGATCGCAGCCTATGCATTTGAATGTGACATCTTTTTCAAATTTAGGTGAGTTTTGAATAAGCTCTTCAATCTTAGCCAGTTGCTGACGATTCAAACTACTAATAAAGGTATCAATCTCTTCATAGCTTGCTTCTGTCATATCATATACATTGCTTTCATCAAAAATACTAGAGATGCTTGCAGCAATTGTCATAATTAGACTTTTTGCTTTATCATCTTGATGAGCAGTAATGGCTTCAACGTCTTTAATCGAGATGTATTTTGGAACAATGCCAATCTTATCGGTAAGCATGATCTTCTTTGGCAGTTTTGTTTCACCAATCATGTCAATCTGTTCAAGATTAATGCTTACATGATTTAGTGCACCGCAACTATCACATTTTAATCCGACTTCAACATCTTCACCGACGCTCTTAGTGCGAAGTTTTACGAAGATATATTCAAGATCGAAACTAGCAAGTTTTTGCGGATCAACTGCACCAAATGTACATGCATGAATAATGTCAAGCATCGCGCGTGTAACATCCTCAGGCTTGCCGCTCTCTTGGGCAATCATAAGAATCTTTTCTTCTTTAACGAGAAACGGACGATATTCAACTGTCTGACCAGTGCTAGGCACTTTAAGACTATATTTTGGAGTGTTTAAGGTTGGTAATTTCATATCAATTTTATCTATGTTAGATTATTATTTGATTGATTAGACGGCGATTGTTTTTTAAGAAGTTCGCTTCTGGATGGAGAAGAGTTGCCTTGTTGTGGAGTCTTTGATGCCTCTGGTATTTGTTCAGGAGTATAATTTTGTGGATTTGCCGGAACTACACCTGTTGAATTATTTTCTATTGGTAATTCTTCTATTGGTCCAACTATGACTGTTCCCTTTGGTGTAAAATATCTAACATCTCTAAATGCAAAATCAACGTTAAATGATACATATTCACCTTCTTGTGTATTACTATATTCAATTGAGCTAATACTAATTGGATATGCATCAAGTATCACAACACTATAATAGTCAATACCAAGGAACTTATCATGATCCCATGTTCTTTCAGATGTTTGCGTAATCGTAAAATCTGCAGTCGTTTCGTTACGATAACGAAGTTTATAATCTTCACGTGGTATGATTTGTTCTATCCAACGATCAAAAATTCGTTTGACAAACATATTTGTTGGTGCACGAAACTTCATGTTAAAGTCACTATTTTTATAGCCAGTTGCATAGGCTATAGGATTACGATATAAACTATAGTCAATTGTTTCGACATCTTTGCCTGGTATATTAACATCTTCAAGAAAATATTCAAGATCACGAATCTCATCATCAGAAGACGCATAGGCTCTTATGCCAGTAAAATCAACTTTAAATCGATTTGTACGCGCAATGCTGCCGTGCTTTTTTATTGCTGCTTTTAAATCTTCTAGCATAGACATAACTATATTTATGTTAGTAGCTTGATGCCAAGTGCTTTTAGAGTATCTTCATGCCATACTTCAAAGGTTATGCCTCGATCTTCACAATAGCTTTGTGCTGCTTCCCATTTTGATAGGTTTTTAGCATAGGTCATTACCTCTGTTAGATACTTTTTTGTTTTGATTTTTTTAGGCTGAGGCTGTATGGTTTGTTTTTTTGGTTTTATTTCAATCAAATATTTCTGACCCGAAACAAACTCAACGAGCAGATCAACAAAATATCGATGCATCTTGCCATCAGTTCTGCATCGATATGGTATGACAATCTCTTCGCTGCTCCAGCTCTTTACATTTGGATTGGTATCACACCACTTAAAGACTTGTCTCTCCCAAAGACTGCGATAAACAATATTTGAAAAATCACCTCTATATTTTGCTATGTTTTGAGGCCTAAATTTTCCTTTGTAATATTTGCTCATGCCCTATCTATAAATAGAATTATGCCGTTTCCGAATTTTACTATTCCCCCAATGCCAAATGCAACACCAGCATTGGATGCAGCTAAGGATTCTTTAGCTACTGCAACTGATGTATTGAATTCAGCAAAAAATGTTGATGTTAGTTCTGAATTTAATAAAGGCAGAAACAAAGAAAGCTCTTTAGATGATTTTAAAAAACGTTATAAAGGCAGTTTAGGAAAATCTAAAAATGGACTAGTGTTTCCATCAGAGCTAATAGGTTTAAATAGACCAATGCTTGAACTTAGATGCTTGCAAGCACATAGTATTATTGAAGCTGGAACATGCGTATATTTGCCGGCACCCGAAGGTTTATCATATAGCAACTCTTCTACGTATAATGATTCAGAGCTCGGAATAATGGGAAATGAAACGCTAAGCGGCCTTAATACTTTGAAAAATAGTAAAAATACTGAAGAAGCAATTGGAGGTTTACTTGGTCAAGCCGGCTCTGCCTGGCAAAGAGCGACTGGCACTGATATTAAATCTGGAATTTTGGCTGCAGTTTCTGGGGCTATTCAAGATGAAGGCATGAAAGCTGCTGTTGGAATTGCTGCTCGTGCACGTTTTAACCCATATATCGTGACATCATTTGATGGTACAAATACTCGTGAATATTCATTTGAATATAAACTAATACCATCGTCACAACAAGAAGCTGAAACTATAAAACAAATCGCACGCTTATTTCAAATTGCTGTTTATGGTGAAGTTGAAGGCTTTCTTTTAAAATATCCACCAAAATGGAAATTAACTATTCTATCAGCAACACAAACTAATGACGGAACAGTGCTAAAACCTCTTTCATCATTTTATGAATGCTATTTACAAGGCTGTGATGTAAACTATAATTCATCAAACAATTCATATTTCCATGATAATTCACCCCTTGAAACCGATATTAGTTTAACATTTAAAGAAACAAAAGCATTGCATGCAAACGAAATCGCTAAACTATTAATAACTGATTAAATATGAAAGGTTTTTTTAGAAATTTTACTGGAGCAATTTATAATTTTGAAACTAAAGATTTCAAATCAGAAAGAGCTATAACTGATATTACGCGTAGCATACAGTTCAAAGACATTGGAGATGTTGTGCGCTATGACAAATATTATATTGGAGACGGTGAAACACCAGATAATCTGGCATATAAGCTATATGGTGACTCAACGAAACATTGGATCCTATATCTGCTAAATCCTGATTTGAAAAAGGGTTGGCCATGCAGTGATATTGAACTTGAGCGATTAGTTGAAAGTAAATATGGCTCATATAGTTTTCTTGCTCTTGCCAATGAAGATGTTTATGATATTGATTTCAATAGTGCAGCAAATGTGACGTTTTATCTAGAGGAAGCTGGCGCCGCATTGGATATTGTATTGCACCAATTTGATTACTCGCGCAGAGCATTTATCATTAGTCAGAAACAAAATGACACTGAGTGGATGAGTGGTCTTGAAATGATCTATGTTAAATTATCTGATGAAAGTGGAGCTCAGATTGGACAGTTAATAGAATTAGCGGTCAATCCAGATAATTGTCGCTATCTCATGAAAAATGCGGCTTATTCCTATAATTTCAAATCATATCGTGATGCACTAATAAATGGCGATGATATACAAACTGCAACCAGTTTTGAACAATATGAGATAGATAGAAATGAGAATAAAAAATTCATTCGTGTTTTGAACAGTTCAGATGCAGAAAGAGTTTCACAACAATATTTTCAGATACTAAACGATGGCTGAGAAATATACCAAAAATAGTCCAAAGGTTCTTAACGCCGAAGGTAAACCTCTTGTACCAGGCACATATGAACTACAAAACGTAGTTATAAGACGTGATGATCTTGCTAATGACTTAAACATTACTGAACTAATTACGGATATATCATTTACTGAAGAATTATTTTCTCCAGTAATGGTAGCTAAATTAACAGTCAGCGATACTGCAAATGCAGACAATAAAATTTTCAAAAGCAATCCAGATGTTTTTCAAGGACATGAGGTTCTGGAGATAAGTGTAAAATTTATTGATTCTAAAGGAAATCAAACTATAAAATTTCAACTAAGTGTTCGTGAATATGGAGATTTTGAATTAGATAGCGAGGGTGTGTATACTGGAGTTTTTGTTATTACTGCTGTTGATGACTTTGCTGTGCTTAGTCGTTTACAACAAATATCATTTGCGGTTGGTCAACCACATAATGTATCTAAAAGAAATAAAAATACCATTGAACACGTCGATTTGATTTTTAAAAAATATCTGAAATTAAACGATAAAGAATTTGATTATTCTACTACACATTCAAGAACAAACTGCGATAGTAAAATAAGAGGTGTTATACCATATTGCACTCCACTTCAAGCCATAGAATGGTTACGAACAAAGTCCTTTGATGGAGATAAATCTCCATTTTTCATATATGGAATATTTAGTGATTTAGCTAAATTGCCTGATTCACCCATTAGAAAGATAATGGCTAGAAGTTGGAATTGGCTTATTGACAAAAAACATAATAGTGTTTATAGAAAGTTTGTAAAAAAGTATAATAACGATAATGGCAGTTATACGAATGATGATAAACGCTATGAATCTGAAAAACAAAGAATATTGGAATTCACCGCAGGTGTAACAAAAAACGAATTAAATAAGTTTTTACAGGGTGAATATGATACGATAGTTAAGACAATTAACTATACTGGTTATTTTGACTATGACGATAAAAAAATTGATCCATATGTTCCTGCTCTTAAAGATACACTAGGACAAACACCAAATGAGGTTGAATATTCAGAAAGCTTTGATCGAAATAAAAAATTAAGAGAAGATTATATTAAGACTTTGAAATTAAGTGCTGATGATATATCGATATCTCAGCCCGCAATAATTTCGAATAGACCTTTGCCGCTATATGATGGACCAAATGGACTAAATGATACTGTTCAAATTAAAAATTGGCATAGTCGTGCAGTTCGATTTTTTACAGCAAAAATAGCAAACGAACAGAGTGAGATTGTTGTTTATGGTGATATTAATCTAAATCCCGGAAAAATAATAGATCTTATAGTTGATGAAGATTCTGAGAGCTCTACTAGAAATAGTCTCTATATAATTATTGCTAGTGTTCATAGTTTTGTAGATGGTCGATATATTAACCGCTTAAAACTTGTGCAATTACCAAAGGTATAAAATGAAAATAGATAATTGGTTTACAGGTATAATTGAAGATTGTGATACGACAAATAAACGCGTGCGAGTGCGTATGTTTGGTTTACACAGTTTTGAAGTAGATTCAAATGGATCAGCCGAGATTCTTACGTCTGATTTGCCATGGGCAACTCTATTGTTGCCTGTTACAGTATTGCTAACAAATTCTAGTAGTATTTCTAGTTTAATAGGCAGATGCGCATTTGGTTTTTTTAGAGATAGCGCTGATATGCAAGATGCTGTTGTAATCGGAGTCTATGAAGGCGAATGGAATCAAACTAAAAATGCTGCATATAACCCAATTTTTAACCAAACTGGCTATAGCAATTCTATGCCACCAGCAAATAGCTATGCTGGTCCAATAAACGTTGGATCAAATAGTATAGGAGTTAGTGCTGGCGGAGGTTATATACCATTTACTGCAGCTCACGGCAGCGGTCTATTAAAAGAGTTTAATCAAACATTGCCTGGAAACTCTTATAATCAAACAATTGCTAATCGTATCATACAACCTGCTTTTAGTCAACTTAGCAGAAACGTGACATATGCAACAAATCCAGGAGCAATCTCTGAATATTTTAAAGCAACGAATTATCCAACAGGTGCTGCAAGCCGCGAGCCGTGGTGTGCAGCATTTGTTTGTTGGTGCATACAACAATCTGGTTTATTTGATGAAAATTCTCGACCAAAAAATGCAGATGCATTTGGATTTGATAATTGGGCAAGACAGAGTAATGTAAGCAGTCGTGTCGCGCTTGAATATAATCCACGCGATGTAAAACCTGGAGATATTGTAGTCTTTAGTTGGAGTCACGTTGGTATTGTAACTAAATCTACTCCAGGTGAAAGTACGTTTCAAACGATTGACGGTAATACGGCAGGTGGAAAAATTGCTTTGCAAAGCAATCGCCAATTATCCGGTGTAAAATTTATGGTTCGCGTTGTTAGCTAATATATAGAATATGAATAATAAGATTTCGAATCAAAATTTTTCAGCGCCGACCTATTCGAATAGTTCGATTGATGGTTTAGTAAAAATTTCACAAACAATTGGTGGACACATTGATGAACTTGATGATACACTTGGGGCAGAACGCAGAGTACGTTGTCATCCTAATGGCACTCGTGAAATTTGGACAAATGATAGTTGTGATATTGTTGTATATGGCGATAACTATAAAATGGTTATTGGAAATGACAGTGTCACTGTAACTGGAGCAGTTAATATTGTTGTAAATGGAGATTGCAATACTACTGTTGGTGGTAACTATAACCTAACAGTATTAAAGGATATGAACGTAAGTGTTAAAGGCAATATTGTCCAAAAATGCGATGGCGCATATGTTACTGAAACAACAAATGGAGATATTATTCATAACAGCGGCAGTCAATTACAAAATCACAGCGTTGGTGATATGGTGACTCGTTGCGGCGGAGCCTATGATTGTCGTGTAGCACAAGATTTTACTGTTAATGCACAAACAACAAGCTTCTTAGGAAATAATTTTGTATGTGGTGCTGCAGGAATTATTAGTATGGCATCAGGCATTTCTACAACAATCAGTGGCACACTCTTAAATCTGGCAGGATCAAATAGTATAAATTTACAAAGTGTTGGGTTTATTAATAATACCAGCCCAATTACAACAATTGATTCACCAGTTATAACAACAACTGGTGTAGTTAGTGGAGAAAATTTTGTAGCTGGTCTAATTTCTCTTATCACTCATAAACATATTAGTGCTACACCAGGTTCTCCTACTAGCACACCTATACCATAAACTTAAGTTATGTCAAATATAGAAGATCTAGCGAAAATACAAC